AAAAAGCGTTCTTACCTCAAGTAAGCCTAAACGTTTTAGAATTAAGACATGGTAATGATGCTATTAAATTAGCAGGAGTTGCTACATGGCAAGGTGGACAGATTACAATTCTAGATACACTTTCTAGGGTAGAACTAGACACATTATTAGAATGGTTTAACCAAACCTATGATACTGAGACAGGAACAATAGGTCTTGCTTCAGAATATAAAAAAGTTGGTTATATTACTGAATATGCTTCTGATGGTAGATACCAAAGAAGATGGACAGTAAATGGTATGTGGATTTCTGATACTAACTTAGGTGAGCTAGATGCTGAATCTGGTGATCAAAAGAGAGTGCAGTTCTCAATTCAAATTGATCCAAGTCCATTAAAACCTAAATACTACGACAGTAAAGATGCAGAGTGGTCAGACTAATGAAAAAAGCAATAGTACTAACTGACTACGATAACAATGAAGTAATTGAAGTTTACTTATGTGATATTGAAGATTACGACAATGTAATGGAAGCATTTAATAATGCACTATATGATAATGACTTAAGTTTTGATGAGCGTGTTGATACAGCTTATGAAATCTTAGATACATATGCAGAAAAGGTATCATTCGAAGAAGTAGACTTAATGGTAGATTTGTTTTAATTAAATAATAAAAATAAACTCGTAGCTCGAGGGCCTCATATTATTTGGGCCCTCTTCTATTTTTAAAACGTTAAAGGAGAAGTTAAATGAATAATATTGAAAAAGTTATATTACCTTCAAATGGATTATTAGAAGGTATACCAAAAGAAGTTACAGTTAGAGGTATGAAGGGTAGAGAAATTTCTACACTATTTAGTTCACTAACAGATGCAGCTATAGAAGCAATCATTTCTAATGTAGTAACAGAAGATTTAAATATAGATTTATTACCAGATCAAGATAAGTTATTTATTCTACATAGAACTAGAATATTAACATTCGGTACAGAGGTAGAACAAGCAGTAAGATGTCCTCAGTGTGGTAAGATCCATAATTATGTAATTAACTATGATGATTTAGAATTACATTTATTAGAAGAAGCAGATTTGACCTCTGAGATCACTTTGGGTACAGGGGATATAATAAGTAAGCGTGTACCAAACAAACGCGTCTGGGACGAAATAAATACATATAAGGACAAGATTAAGATTGATCCAGGTATGTCTTATGCATTACTTAAAGCTGCAATGATTGAAAAGATTAATGGTAAGAAGAAATCAATATCAGAAATTATTGAATTTTTAGACAACTTACCAGGTAATGAATTTGTTAAATTAACAAGTCAATTAGAATTTAAATTTGGTTTAGATACAACCTTTGAGATTGAATGCGAATCATGTGGAAGCACATTCACTGGAGGTCTAGGCATTAATGCCGACTTGTTTCGTGAGCCTGATAAAAATTTATGAATTAGGCTTTGATAAAATAGATGAACTAGATGAAGAAGTACAGGAAGCATTTTATAAAGTTAGAGAGAATGAAATTAATTACATGATGGAAATACAATTTATATTATCTTACTTAGGTAATATTAGTAAACAAGACTCTGATGAAATGACAATCTTTGAACTTCATAACTGGTTTAACTTATTAAAGAAACAAAAAGCAATAGAAGCTGAAAAAGCAAAAGAAAAATAATTAAGTAGGTGATTTTATGGCAGATAGCAAAGCTCCTAAAACTTTAGCTGAGTTATCAAAAGTTCTTGGTAAAGAATTTAAATCAGGAAAAGATATTGGCGATTATATTAATTCAATAAGTCCAAAAGCTTTTGAGGATATGTTAGATTCTTTAAAAGAGATATATAAAACAGAAAAAGATAGACTTGATGTTTATAAGAGTCTTTATCATTATGCAAATATATATTCTAGTAAAGAAAATGAAATATATAAAATTATTGAAAAACAAATAAATGCATCGTCTAGATTAGTTAGTCAGCAAAGTACTTGGAATAAATCACTTAACATAGCAGAAAGAACTTTCCAAAAGATTGTAGATCACAACAGAGACATCTTTAAGATATCTCATGAAATGCAACTAGCATCTAATATCACTTGGAAAGAATATAGAGAATTATATCAAGGTGCTTATCAAGCAGCTAGACAAATGAATAAAGAATTTGGCCAAAGTGTAGTTAATGCTAAAGACTTAGTAGAAGTACAAAATAAATTACTTGGTACTGGTTGGAAAAACATTAATACATCACACTTAACAAATTTATCTGCTTCTGTAAGAATGATGCAAGATACTTTAGGTGCATTCCCAGAAGGTTTATCTACAGCATTACAAATGGCATATCGTCAATTTGGAGCTCATACAGATCAGATGGCAACTAAGCTAGGTAATCAATTAAATGCCTTCTCAGACACATTTGGTGTCACTGTGGGTATGTTAACTGGTACTGTAGAAAAGATGGCCGCAAATAATTCATTTATTGCTAGAAATAATATGCAAGCACAAATGATGGCAAATGAATCATTAATTAAAGCTGCAGCACTTACTGGTGCCATTGGCTTAACTAGTGCAGACTTTATGACATCTTTAGCACATACATCTCAATTCGGAACTATAGAAGAGATGGCAGGTATTTATCAAGGTGGTGCAATGCTTCAAGGATTTGACACAGCACAGTTTGAACAGATGATGATGAATCAAAACTATGAAGAAGCAACAAGATCTTTATTTGGTAGTATTTCAGGTACACTAAATAATCTTGGTGATGATAAATATTTAAGAGCAGAATATATGAATAAGATTGGTGGGGCATTTGGTTTGTCAGACACTGACTTATTACAAATTATGGCTAATGGTGAAAACCTAGCAGAGTATTCTTTAGACCTTCAAGAGAAGTTAAAGAATTTAGATTCATCAATGGTCGATGAAATCAGAGACTTAAAGGTAGCAATACCAGATAGAATCTCAAACTTTATCATGTCATCACCATTTTCACAAACAGTAGGATCTATTTTACAAGAAGCTGGTCTATATAACTCAGGTAATGAATTAACACAGATTAAATCATTAGTAGCACTTATAGCATATAGAGGAAGTGCACTACAGACTGGTGTAGGTAAAGTAAAATCACTATTTAGTAATGGATCTACTCCTGGATCATTAGGTGGATCACCTGTAATTGGTATGGGTGGAGGCTTAATGAAAACTGCCGGTGGTTTAGCTATTGGTACAATGGGTAATGTTATTGGTAGAAATATGCAAATGGACTTATCTAGTAGTAACAATGAAGCAAACTTCCTTGGTGGCTTAACTAATATTGGTTCAGGCGCAGCAGGTGGTGCTATGATAGGATCTGTAATACCAGGTATTGGTACAGCATTAGGTGCTGGTATAGGTGCTTTAGTTGGGCTTACAAATACAATTATATCTGCTAATGATAGAAAGTCAGCTATAGCAGAAATGGAAGATGAAGAGAGAAGACAAAATGCAGCAGCCCAAAGACCAGCATATACAGGAAATCCTGTAGTAGACGCAATAAACAGATTAGAAGCAAGCGTTATTAATAATATGAATGGCAACTTTGCAGAGTCTAGAAATGTACAATTTATTTTAGATACTAAGAAGAAAACTACAACTGGTGGTGGTTTATAATGTCTAAGATCATTAAACAATATGAAGAGCAACCTACTGGCATGTCATCTGACTATGCAGCAGACTTTTATGCTAATCCATGGAGTTCATTTCAAGACTATAGAAAAAAGCAATTAACAATTATACATCAGGAAAGAGAACAAGACTTATTCCTGTATAATATAAATACAAAAGAAGAGTTTAGATTAAGTTTAATACCAGATACATTAGCAGAATCATATTCATCTAGGATAGTAACTCAGAGTCCCTTCGGTGTAGCTCACCCAATCAACTACTATGTTGGTGGGGACTCTAAGAGTTTATCATTCTCATTTGATATGCATGAAGATTTACATAATGTGAATGGGTCAATATATGAACTTTTAGAAAGACTTAAAGATATGAGTAGAGCTAAAGTAATCAATCAATTACTAAAAGCTCCGTTAGTTTATTTTCAGTTAGGTACACAGTTTGCTGGATTAGGACATATAAATGTAAACTATGATTATAAAAAGCCATTTAGAAATGGTAGATATATTTATGTATCATGTTCGATCAGCTTTACATTTCATGAAGAATTTGAAGCAGAACCAGTAGACTTTGGTGGGACTTTTGTTCAAGACCAATCTCTAGGATTAAATGTTGACTTTGGTAACTTAACTGATGGTTTTGAATCTTATGATGACTTTGCAAAAGAATCATTTGATTATGATTATATAGTTACACAAATCTATTCAGATTCTAAACTAACAGCCTATTTTAATACATTAGTTACAAATATAGAAAGTCATTATGATGATATTTCAAAATTAACAGTAGCACCAGATCCAGAAGAAGTAGAGCAGTATATAAGTGATATACAATCTGGTAATTTACCAACTGGTTCTACATGGATTAATCAGAATCCTTATGCAGTAGATTTAATCAATCTATTCTTTAAATTTAAGACAATCATAAATCCAGTTTTTAGTACTATTATTATTAAGGGCAATCTAGTAAAATTGCTATATGAAATTAGTGATTTAAAAGAAGCCTACTTTAATTCTTACACTGGTGACAATCAATATGATCAACAAGGGTATGGTTGGTATGAGATTATGAAAGTAGTAGGTGGCTCTGGTTACACGTTTACATGGATCCAAATGAAAGAAAAAGAAAAACAAGAATTTGAAGATGCATTAGGTTATCTTGAAAAATTAGTAAATCATCAAATAGCAATATACTCTATTGTTACAGGAGCAGGTGAGTAATATGATTGATAAAAGAATAATTAATAACCCACTAAGACCTGATGTAAAAATTATAGAGCCAACAAGACTTGAAGATAGCTTTAAAGCTAAAGTAGAAAAAGACTTAGCAACATTATATATAGTATATGACATGGGTAATAAGAATGGTAACCTTTCAGAGATTACACTAAAAGTATTACCAGAAAGTTTAGCTTATTCATATTCACCTAACTTTCAAACGCAGAATCTTTTAGGAAGACTATCACCTATTTATTTATATACAGGTGGATCAAAGAAATCATATAGTTTTTCTATAGACATACATGAAGACATCTTAGATAAAACAAAATATAAAAATATTACAGAATTTGTTGACCAAGTAAAATCTCTGTCATATCCTAGATTAACAACATCTGGGACTTTGGAATTAGCAAAGGTATATTTTCAATTAGGTGAGATATCAGGATATGGTATTGTAAATACATCTACTAAATGGAATAAACCTTTTAGAAATGGTAGATATGTTATGGCAACAATAAGCTTTGACATAACTATTGAAGAAAAAGTAGAGCAGGTTGAAGTTAAAACCATACCAACAAAAGTAAATGATGTAGAGCTTATTTATGAATATAAAATAGCTTCTGGATTTACACAGGAAGAATTTAATGATGTAAGAGCTCTATTAGCCTCTGGTGGTTATTCAACAGAGATATCAGACTTTACTACAGTAGGACCTTCAGATGCTCTTGTAAAGAGAAATGAGGAGTATGCTAGACAAGAATTTGACTATCAAAGACAGAGACTAGCAAATATCTATGGCATTTTTGCCACAGCAGATGGCACACAAAAAGTAAAAGATATTGCGATATTTAAATCAAGAGATCTAAGAAATGTATATAAACTGTATACAGAAGATAATAGTGAAGCAGAATCAATTAAAGAAGCAAAAGAAAACTTCTTAAAATACATGGAATACTATTATGAAAATGTGGATCGGACAATGACTCCAGAAGAAAGAGAATTTATAGAAAATGAAGTTATTAGTATTTTAGATAGCTTACAAGTATTAGCAGAGGAGATTGTAGGATATGGCGCGAGCAATTAATGTACTCCTTGAAGTATTTGGTGAAGGAGAAAAAAATAAAAAAACATATGATTTAAATAGTATGGGATTAATTGATTTTTCTTTTAATAGATATCTAGGTAATCCTAATAATATTAAAACAGGTATACTTAGTGAATTCACATTAAATATGATGGATGCTACAGGTTACTCAATCTTAAGTATATTACAAAAGAATAGAACTAAGATGAGACTTAAATATGGTTTCTCAGATAAGCTATCACCACTTTATATATTAACAGTTACTAAATTAAATACAACACTCAATGCTATGGGTATCATGGTATCAATTGGTGGTATAGGAAGTCAAGTTAGTACAAAATTTCCTAGTGCACTTTTTGCACCTGGTACTAGCATTGAAAAGATTGTAAGAGATATGGCAAAAAGAAATAACTGGTATGTAGGTGATGACTCTGATAAGTCATATGTTAATTGTGATATTAAGTTAAATCAGTATTTATTAAAAACACAAGATGAATCAGATTATGATTTTATTGTAAATAAATTAAAACCATTAGCAAATAAGACAGTATCAACTATACGTAATGCTAATGAGACAGTCTTTTGGGAAGTTAATCTAGTTCCTAAAGGAGCTATGACAGAGTTATACTTTAGACCTTCTACACAAAGAGGTATCACACGAAGAGTATGGAAGTATGAATATGGCACATCAACTAATAGTAAAATTATTAGTTTAACAAATAAGATTAATATGGCATTCTTAGTTGATGGGTTAACATTACAGATTCCAGTACTTCCTGAAAGATTAAACTTACAAAGTGAAGAATCATTAAAAGAAGAAATAGAATCAATTGTAGAAAGCAAATTAGATGTTGTAGAAAACATTATAGAAAAGTATAACTTAATTAGTTTAGATCCATCAGATCTTAAGTGGAAGATAGAACTTTATGCTGCTGAGGATGTTGGTGATTTAAATTATGAAGATCGTATACTTAAAAGACTAGAAGATGTAATGTCCACTTTAAATAAAATAGAGCTTGAAGTAGAAGGTAATCCAGACATATTACCAACGGACTTAATAGAATTAACTGTTAAGCATAGAGATGGCAACTATAATATGATAACATCATCTACAACAGGTGGTAGCTATTGGAAAGTAATACTTATTAATGAAAGCATAGGACAACAAGGTTATACAACAAATTTAGAGCTAGTTAGAGAAACGGTAAACATATTATAAGAAGGTGACAAGATGGCAAATTTAATGACTCAAGTTTATATAGGCTATATAGTAGAGGTTATGAAAGATAATCATGGTATACCTACTATGGACATGAGAGTACGCATTCCAAGTGTACATGGTGTAAGTTCTAAGAATGGGTTACCTGACAAAGACTTACCACTAGCTAAGCCATTAATCATACCCGGAATGATATATAATAGAGAAAATATAGAAGAAATAGTAAGCAATATAAATAAAGTGTACATTATATTTGAAGGTGGGAATTATACAAAGCCGGTTTATTTTGGAATAAAGAATGAGAGTAGTATATATAACTTACAGACAAACAATTCATTCATTTTGTACTATGATTCCATAAGTGACTTTCCTTCTATAGGAAATATAGCATACTTATATAGAGCGTTGGATACTAATATTCTTTATTACTATGATACAGTAGACGAAATATATAAAAATCTTTACAATTTCTCAGGAACTTCTGGTGACGAGTTAGTAGGAACTGTTACATTAAATGCCGAAGATGGTCCAACATACGGACTTAGAGAAATAGATGGTGTACAAACAGTAGTAGGAGATAAAGTCATGATTGTAAATGTCACTGGTTTAGATAACGCAATTTATTCAGTAACTGAAACTGCTTGGACAAAGGTTGTCAACTTATCAGATAATCAAGTTATTTCTGTTGATAAAGGAGTAACATATGGCGGCACGATGCTAAAATTAGTTTCAGGAGTTCTAGTAGTAGTTAAAAAGTCAGAGTTAACAAAATGGAATTATATTTCCTAATTATGAAAAAGGATGTGAAATAACATGGCAATAGGTCAAGGCTCAACTTTCAAAGTTGCTTACGCGCCAACACAAATTATATATGATGCTATACAAAACCCAGATACTTCGACATTATACTTTGTCGGCGATACACAGAATATTATATTAGACGGGATTAGATACGGATTTAATCAAGCAGAAGATGCCCCTTTTGCTACTCAAGCAGAAGCTGAAGCTGGTCTTTTAGCGGATGTATATATGTCACCACAAAGAGTGGCAAACTACGTAGCCAACTTAGCTGGGGCAGTAAATGGTTTAGCGACATTAGACGCTACTGGAGTAGTACCAGCATCACAATTACCAAGCTATGTAGATGATATTGTAGAGTATACAGACACGCTAGATATTCAGCGGGTAGTAGACACAGCAACTTTATCACATACTAGTGGAAGCCAAGTAAATACCATATCTGGCTCTTTAAATGAGTACATATATAACTATAATAATGGTGCTGTTTACCAGTGTACAAATGCTGCATCACCAGATTTTACATGGACTTATATAGCTTCTCCTACAGGATTTCCTGATGGCGGATTCGAACAAGGTAAAATTTATGTAAACAAGAGTACGAACAAACAATATAGAGCGGTATCTGCTACTCCTCAAGAAACAAGTTTAGCGTTTATTGGTTCTGGTTTAGCTTTAGGTGAAACACAATTTACTGCTTATCGTGGAGATAGGGGTAAGATTGCTTATGACCATAGTCAAGTGACTGGCAACCCTCACGGGCTTACATTGTCAACATTTGGAATCTCTGCGTCAGCGGCAGAAATAAATGCTTTAGATGGTTTTACTGGTGACTATCTTGACTTAAACTATGCAGAATCTTTAAGAGCAACTGGTGTAACTAGTACAGAATTTGACTATTTAGATGGTGTAACTTCTAACATTCAAACTCAGTTAAATGATAAAGTTGGCATAGATGGTGATGATATGTATGGTAATCTAGCATTTCATTATTTAGGTATTGCAAATAATACGTCATCACTTGGCATAACCTTTCATTATAGAGATACAGCAGATAAATCTAAATTTTTAAATGTTACATATACTGGTGTGCTAACATTTGATAATAACGCTATATGGCACGCTGGTAACTTTACACCGTCTACTAAGTTAAACACAACTGGCGGAACTTTAACCGGTGATTTAACATTAGATAAAGATGGAACTACAGATGTAGGTTCTCATGGCGTTGTATTCAAAGGTAATATATTGACATCTGACTTCACAAAAGAGTTAAATATGAATGCAAATGGTGAATTACTATTTGCTGGAAACCAAATATGGGATGAAGGTAATCTTGACCCTAATGACTATCTAGCAGTATCTGGTGATACTATGAATGGCGCATTAATTATGAATCAAGGTTTTACTGGTACAACTGATAAAGATTCTTTACCTATTACATTTAGTTATAAAGAAGCCAGTGTAGATAAAACTCTAAATCTTTTAGTAGACCAAGACGGAAATTTAAAAATTGGTTCAGGTGTTATCTATCATACAAATAATAAACCAACTCCAGGTGCTATAGGTGCTTTAGCTATAATTGGTGGAACTTTAACCGGTGATTTAACGATGCAAAAAGATGGAACTACAGATGTAGGTTCACATGGTATTATCTTTCAAGGTAATATTCTTGCAAGTGATTTTACAAAAGAATTAAACATGACATCAGGCGGAGTTTTGCAATTTGCAGGAAATGATGTTTATTATGAAGGTAACGAGCCAGTAACATGGACAGTATTATCTTAATTATAGAGATATAATAAGATATTCTTATATTATTTAGGAGGTTATTATGCCTAATAACGCAGCAAAAGTACAATTTACATATGTATCTAGGTCTACTTATGATGGTCTAGTCACTAATAGCAACACATTATATTCAGTAGAAGAAGCTAATGGGGACTTAACACTTTATTTAGGTGATGTCCAAATAGGTGCTAAGACTCTCCATACGCATGACTATTTGCCTTTATCTGGTGGAACAGTCACAGGAGAAACTAGATTTAGCAATGCGATAACATATTTTGGCGGAACTGGAGCAAATACAGCAGAGATTTGGATGCAGACAGGAAATGCTGGTTCACCTCAAATAGGATTCACTGATAATCAAGGAGATATGTCTTGGGCAGTTGGCGGAGACGATAATGATAATTCATTTAAAATCCATGGTGTAGCTGGTGGAGCGATTCCAGTAATCAATGGATTAGAAACTCCGTTCTTTGAAATAGACACTAGTGGTAACATATATAATAGCGGTAACAAAATGGCTACAGAAGCCTTTGTTACGAGTCAAGGATATATTACGAGTTATATAAATAATTATTTAACTGGTTTATCTTTTAATACAGGAAATGGAATTATAACAGCAACTAGAAATGGCTTAAATGATTTAACTGTAGATTTAGATGGTAGATATTTAGAAGCGACTGCTAAAGCTGCAGATAGTGAATTATTAGATGGTATAAATAGTACTGGATTTATAAAGCATAATGAAGTCATAATGGGTACTAATCCATTTGGTGGAAGAAAATTGTATATTAATTCAATAGATAATGCACTATACGCGGCTGATAAAAGATTTAATGTTATTGCAACAAGACATCTAAAAACATATAATTCTGAGAGTTATCCAAAGCTTAATCCAGATTATGCAGCGAGTTATTTAGTTACAGGAACTGGGGCAAATAGACAAGTAAGTGGCAATCCAAATATACCGGCTTATATTGTAGTATATGAAGATACAACATTAAAATTAGAAGGTACTCACTATACATATAATAGTACAACAGGAGACCTAACATTTACATATACTCCGACTGGAACGATAACAGTCTATCCAGGACCAGAAATCACGCAATATCTAGATAGTCCAGGAACAGTAATATCTGCTTCTGCCGCATTTGATGGTAACTACGAGACAGGCGTTAGTACGTCTAGTTCTGATTATTACGTAAAGATAAGAATAGAAAGAAGTGATGACTTAAGAACTAAGTTTGATGGTTATCCTTATGGAGACTTTTACCTATCTTATTATTATGGTGGAACTCCTGAGAGCGCTGAATACAGAGTTTATAATTACTCTTACTATGCGCATGGTGTTGGTTGGAAAAAATATGATTTCACTGATTATACAAACACAAACCAATCTACAGCGCATATTCAAAAATATAGTGATGAAGGAAACTACGGACGAACAGTAATGGAGTTTATCATATACGGTAAAGTACCACACATAGGCTCTTATCAAACATCATTAACGCAAATAGACTGGAAACTTTCTAGACCTAACTTATCTAGGGATGGTTCTACAGTAACAAAATATGGAATTAACAAGTTATACTACAATTTAAACTTTGGAAATCAAACTTCTAATCTAGCAACCATAGCAGCAGATGGAACCATAACAGGTCAACTTATTAATGCAGATAGTCTAGATGTTAATGGTCGAGTAGGAATTAGTAATGATGGGATTATAACTTGGGGTTCGTCAAAACAGCAAGGTATAATGTCATGGGACACTGGAAAAGTAATAATTGGTGGTCAAGCTAATAATGCTATAGACATTAGAACTAATAGTAGTTTAGCATTACATATAGACACTACTAAAAAAGCAATATTTTATGGCGACGTTGGATTAGAGTTTGCTGGAGCTAAACTTAGAGTAGGACCTCGTTATACTTCAGGTGGAGATAGAGATTATATTGACATACTATCTGGAGGAACAGACAGCGTCATACAAACTTCGAACGATGGAACTTTTGCATTTAAAAACCTAGATTTAAATGGTGATATGTCTTTCTGGACAAATGCTACTAAAAGATTTACTATAACTCCGACAGGTGAGCTAGAATACTATTCTGGAGAAACTACAAATAGATTTAGTATAGGTAGAAGTTCTACACAAAGATTTGAAATGTATGTTACTGATATGGCAGGGTACATTAATTATCAACAAGATGAGGCATCTGGCGACCATGATGTATACTTTAACATAGTGACTCCAACATCAGGTCAAAAGAGATTTATCTTCAACAAAGATTTATATGAAGGAGCTAACAGAGTCTACTCAGCAGGAAATAAACCTTCTTGGACAGATATATTATCTAAACCAGCAGATGGTACTGTATCAGAAGTAACAACAGGAACAGAGACTGGTCAAAGAATATGGTCTCCTTCAATATTAAAACAAGCAATAGAATCTTTATCTATAAATAGTTATACTGAAACCGACCCAGTCTTTACGGCATGGGACAAATCAACAGGTATATCTATTACTAAATCACAAGTAAGCGACTTTGCTCATGACCATACTATATTAAAAGAAAATAGTCTCATCGATTATGGAACACCTGGACTACAATGGACAGACCAAAGTGGAACAGGTGGTTTAGGTGGAGACGGCGAAGCGCCAACAAATCCGTATAGTGATTGGTTTCACCATTTAATTATGAACCATGCAAATGTCGGTGGTTACTATACAGATATTATTACAGCTTTTCATCAAGATAAAATATTCTTTAGAAGAGTAGCAAATGGAGTAAAAAGCGACATATTTGAAATATACCACGAAGGACACAAACCTCAATTTTCAGAAGTTGAAGGTTCAGTCGCCCATACTCAGCTTCCATATGCAACAGCAACTCAAAGAGGTGCAGTTAGAATAGAATTAGTAGGAGATACATTAAAAATTTATACAGAATAAAGGAGTAAGCTATGGCTATATTTGATTTTAGTACAGCGGTTAATAATATAGACTTTACCAAGTATGGCTTATGGCAAGCCGTATCTTGTCCTATTGAAGTACCACAGGTGACGGCATTTAATGAACCCGTCGGGCTCTGCGCTGAAGATACTATATATAATTATAATGGAACTTGTTATCAATGTATAGCTTTTCAAGATGCATCACCTAATAAACTTATGATTAATGATGTAATTAGATGGGCTAAAATGACATTATATTTTGATGAAAACACAGGTTCTTCTGTAAGTGACAAGACTGTTTATTATAAGCGCCCTTATGGTACACTACCTACAACTTCTAAAACAGGTTATACATTTAATGGTTGGTTTACTGATGAAACATGGGGAACTGAAGTTACAGCTGTAACAATATGTAACCAGATAGACAATCATACACTGTATGCTAAGCTAGATATCAATTATTATACAATCACTTATCTTGATTATGATGGAAACTTTGTAGCAGATTATAGTGTAGCCTATGGAACGACACCGCCTATACCAACAGGAACTCCTGATGATGCTCAGTATGATTATAGCTGGCCTACGGTAGCTCCAGCAACTGCAGATGTGACTTATCAAGAAACAAGAGTTGTTAAGAACTATGTTGTTAAATGGAGAGATTACACTGGTGCTATCCTTAAACAAGAGGTTTTAGCTTATGGTGCTACATCAACAGCTCCAACTGGTACTTCTGATACTGCTCAATATGATTATGAGTGGCCACAAAGTTCTGTTGTAGTTACAGGTACAACTACTATAACTGAAACTAGAGCACTTAAATATTATACTGTTAATTGGAAGCAAGGTAGTACTACACTTAAAACAGAGTCTGTGCCTTATGGTGGAGATGGTACGCCACCAGCTGACCCAACCCAAACTGGTTATACATTTGTAGGATGGATTGGAGATTATACTGGTATTACAGGTAACGTAACTATCTTAGCAGACTTTGATGTCAATAGTTATATATTAACAATTAGTTCAATCACAGGTGTTGCATCTCAAACAATCACTAGAACCAGTTCTCCAAATGCAGGCGCATCAACAGGTGTGACCTTAGGAAATGGAGCGACCATTTATTATGGAGATGTTTTAACCATTAATGCAACAGCATCATCTGGGTATAGCGTAAGCGTATCTGGGAGCCCTGTTACGGTTACTGGCAACGTTGTTACATCTAACTATATAAATGTCTCTTACGCGCCTCAGCAACCTATGATTACGTACCAATCAAGAACGGCAACAACATTGTTATTTACAGTTAAGAATCAAGCGCCTTATGCAGCGAGGATTTATTATGAACATAGTGATAGCACACCAGAAGCATCTTATGTTGATTTAGCAGCGGGCGCTACTTCAGGAACATTATCAGTATCTGGGTTAACACCAGAAACGTCTTATAATGTTTACGCTCAAGCAGATAAAGATGGCGCTAAATCTTCTTCAGTATATTTTAGTTATGTAACAGATTCTCTTATAGCGCCAGAAGTAAGTTATGTATCAAATACAGAAAATTCTATTACGCTTGAAATTACAAATTATAATGGTGTCGATGTGACAGCGTATTATGAACATACAGACACAACACCAGATGCAGCAAGTGTGATAGTGCCATCTGGTGATAGCGTTCAAGTGACAGTTAGTGGATTGAGTGCAGGGACTTGGTATTATATTTATGTTCAATTCTCTTATGCAGGAAAGACATCATCAGTTGAAAATATATATAATAAAACAGTGTCCCCAGGTGCAACAAATTGGGTATATGAAAACTTTCACTTTTCAAATGCGTCAGCATATACTTATAATGGTTCAACAACAAAATTTGGGACTGGCTCATGCCAAAATACAACAGAAATAGATGCTTCTTTAACATCATCTCATCCACCAGGAAATTATAATGTAGGTTATGTTATGAGAGTAACATCTTATACTCAAAAATTAGGAAGTTTATGTGGTTATTATTGGTATAGAGCATATTAAAAGAAAGGTGATTAAATATGAAAGTTTATGCATTTGTAGATAAAAGATATCCAAATCTTGACTTAGTTATTGTTACAACAGAAGACCCAGAACTTTTACTTGAAAGAGTAGAGGTTGATGTTCAAGAAGATGAAGATGTTATAGCAGCAGTTAAGGAAAAGCTAGGATTAACAGAAGGTGAAGAATAATGGCTAAAAATAAGCAATTAAAAAATTTAAAAGGAAGATTAAATGATGACTATATAAAGGGACAATACACGGTCCCTTATAGCATCAATGATACTTCCAGATATAAACATATAGATGAACTAAAACTGATTGATGGAAAGTCTATTAAGGCTACTTTAGGACCAGTTGATTTAAGTGTCTATCCTTTTGATGGCACTTCAATGTATACTGTAACCTCAGCTGATGAAAATAGGATTGATATCATTGCTACAAAACTCTATGGATCAGCATCATTATATTGGGTTTTATGCTATATGAACAAGATTGAGGATCCACTTAATATACCTGTAGGGACAGTTTTATTTGTTCCAAGTATGTCAAGTCTTAAGAGATTCCCTAATCCATTATCATAAGGAGGTAATCATATGACAATTGGAGTAGACTATAAAAGAATGTTTAATAGTTCTAAAGCAACTAGAACAGTTTCTTCAGCTGAACTTGTGGCCGCAGAGCTTAACCTCTTATTAAATTTTAAGAAGTATAGCTTATTTTTTGGAAATGAAATGGGATTAGACTTAGAGAAGTATATCAGTTTAACAAATAGGACAGCAACATTTAACCTTATAAAAAGTGATATAGAACAGTTATTTAGAAAATATAGAAGAGCAAATCTAAAGAAAATAGAAATGCAGTTCAATGGTGAAAGTAATGAAATACAAATTGATCTGACTGTTTCAGTTGGTAAGTATGGAAATAATACATTGAACATACCATTATTGGTAACTAATTAAGGAGTTAGACTATGGCAAAAACATTACAAGAAAAGATATATGAAAAATTATCATATACAAATCAAGATTACAATTCAATATTACAAGAACTAATATCTATGTTTGGCGAGAATGGAATCTCGTCAGCATGGAATAATATTTCTGAAGCAGATCCATTATTTATTTTAATGTCATTAATGGCTGCACATAAAGACATATTAAACTATATGATTGACTATAGAATACTAGAAAGTTTTATGTCTACAGCAAGAGAAAGAGCATCATTAGTTAGAATAGCAAACTCATATGGCTATAAGATTCCAAGTTATAAGGCAGGTAGAGCAGTAGTTCAATTAAACTCTATTCAAGGTGAGGGTGGTGCATCTCCAACTGATAAATTTGTTTTAACCAGTTTTACACAGTTTAGAGATGAAGATAATAATCCTTGGGTATATGTTGGGCCAGATATGTCCACATTAGACAATACACAAGAAATAGAAGTGTTTCAAGGTATTGCTATGGAAGCTGAAATGCAGTTTAGTGGTGTTGATCCAACAAGTAGAACACATATTGTTACTGGACAAAATATAGCAATAGGTAATTCATATAATAATATAGGTGTATCTAAACTAACTGTTAATGGTGAAGTTTGGATAGAGGTAGAAAGCTTGAATGTTTATACAGGAGAAGATGTAAAAGTATATGAGCTTAATGTAGATCCACAGGGAATAACTTATATTAAGTTTCATAAAAATCTAAATCTAAGCGCCTATACTGGTGTAAGTTTTAATTTCAATTACATAATTACTCAAGGAAGCTTAATTAATGCTATATCAGATTTAGCGGCAAGTATTGAAAAGTCAGGTACAGCATATATTGGTAACTTTGCTATAGTTGATAACTCTTTCTATAGAGGTAAGAATCCTTATACAGCACAACAAATTAAAGAAGACTTTAAAAAGTATTACGCTTTTGCAGATACATTAGTAACTGTTGAAGACTTTAAATATTGGATGGAAAATCAAAAAATAGAACCTGGTACTACAAAATGCTTAGCTATAGACAACCAAAGATGCACTAGTCCATTTCTATCAGCACCTTTTACAGATGCTGGCACAGCTTTACCTAAAGGCTTTGTTTCAGTTTATAAAGCAGTTGGTTCATATCCAAATATAGATTTAACACATTCTGGGGAACTTGGCAATGCTTTAAAAGATTTATGTGCTTCAAGTGTATATACAAATATAAACCAAGGAGAAGTTGGCTCAGTAGATGCTGTCCTTCAAACAGTTTATGTCAGAATAGATGGAATAGATTCTAATGTAGGTATCCAACAATTAGTAGCAGATTATATTAATGATAAAAACTTTGGGGATAGAATTACAACCTCAGAAATAAATAATCTATTACTTAGTAGTGAGTATTCTAACCTTTTAACAAATGGTATTAATATTTCTTTAAGCTTAGACAATTCTAACTGGGATTATAGTTATGTACAATTAGATTACTACCAAGTACCAAAAGTTGATTTAGCATATATTACATTTACTTAAGAGGGTGAAAATTAATGGCAGTTAAAACTTATGTATCAAATAACTATACAGAGATAGAACAGGAATTTTTTAACTATTTAGTAAAAACATTTCCTGAGCATGTTAGAACTAGGGATGACGGTACTGATAGAAATGATATACTTTTATTATTAGCACTACTCGCTAAAACATTAGGAAATTCTAAAGAACTTATCTTAAACTTAAAGAAATCACATAGTTTAGATGAGCTATATAAAGATATAAACCTAGGAATAAATAAAGAAAATAATTTAAGACTATTAGTTCCTTTTGCAGATGACCTAGACTATAATATATTAGCTGGAAAAACTGTAGAAGAAAAATTAAACATTATAGAGCAAGAAGAAGCTTTTATAAAAATTACACCTATGCTTACTAAATATAGAGGTACTAAAAGATATATAGAACTATTAATTAAAGCATTTGAAGAAGTTCTAGGATATCCATTAGATTATACTATTGAGTACTCAGAGAATCAAGTAGATATTTATTTTAATGACTTATTAGATTATTTAGATTCTGATACTTATGTACGTACAGAAGGCCTTAGAGATATATTTAATATGAAAACAGATAATAATTTTAATAGATTATTAATGTATTATAAACCAGCAGGGTCTGTTTATAATGCTTTAGTTACAGCAATTAATACAGCATTATATAATATGAACTCTAGCTTCATAGTTAATGTAGGTGAAACATCAAATGCTGATGAATTAGAAGTAACAAGTAATGAAGATGATGCACCACAAGTTATTTCAGCTTTAACTTTAGTTGAAGATTCTGAAGGTGTTCCACATGATTATAAAGTAACATTAAAGAATACAAGTAAGCTGGCAGCAAGATTTATTGAGATTGCACATATTGATGCCACTGAGTACAATTTACTAGGTCAAAAATATTTTAGTGAAGAAGCTATACCACATGAAACTATAGAATTAGCACCTGACTCATTTAAAGAAATATTTAAACCGCTTAGATATTTACCAGCAAGTAGTTCAGAATATATAGCATACTATATAACAGATTCCAATGATCATAATGTAAAGTCATCAACAACTTTTGTTTCATTAAGTACATTGTTACCAGCGCCAGAACCTGTATTGATAAATGATCCATTTAAACCTTATAATATGGACTACTTAGTTCCTTATTATGATAATGGATATGCTAGCACAGTTATTATAAACACAAATAGTTTTGATGTAGTAGCTACTATAGAAGTTTCTTGGCGATCAGTTATAGATAATGGCCTAGTTAGTAGATTTACTGAGACTATAATAATAACAGCAGGAAACACTTTAAATAAAAATTATTATAATCCATCAGGTGAATACGATAGAAAGATAGATATAAATGTTAAATTTACTTTTAGCGGAGTAGATTCTAATATAGTTTACAGTAGTCAATACATAATTGGTCCTGACCCTGCAAAAGCTCCACCTAGTAGCGGTGGTGGTGGAAGTAGCGGTCCAGAAGAACTAAAAGAATTGGCTTAATAAAGGAGGCTAAATAATGTTAGCTAAAACAAATAAAATGTTAAGAACAGAATTAATTACTAAATTTAAAGCAGCACTTGCTACAGGGGATACTAATTTATATTTAGTATTCTCTTACCAAGCAAATAGATCTGGTGCAGACTTATCAACAGATCTTACAAATGTAGATCTATTATCAGTTAAAAATGAACCAAATGTAAAAGCTATATATGCTATAAAGGTGACATCAGCAGATCTATTCTCTTTATATATAAATGATGGCTCTGGTGCTAATATAGTAAATATAGGTACAGAAGAATATGCATCAAGTAATTCAGTTAATCTACTATTAACTAAACCTTGGTCTGCATTATATTTCAATAAGAACATATCACCAAGTCAAGTAGACTACGATGCAGTTGTAGCAAAGGCTGAGGCACCAACTTTTAATACTGTAACTGTTGTTTCTAATATAACAACGACTGGTGGAAATCTAGCAGCAGCAGATACTATAACAGATTTTACATATTTCTATTTTACAAATGCAAGAATACTTATGCAAGCTAGACCAGCAAATGATAATCTAGTACCAGAAGTACAAAAAAAGTTACCAGTATTAATTAAATTATAAGGACTGATAAGATGGCGTTAAGAAAAGAGTTTAATGAGTATTTGGATAATGTTAAGGATCTATTTACAGAAGAAGAAATAATAGAGATTCAGAATGCTTACGAGCAAATGAAATCTTCTACTAAGACAAGAGCAAAATTAATAAGACCTATTGTACCTGTAGAGAAATGGATTAATGATCCATACTTTGTAGGACCTGACGTTGAAAATCTATATCCATACTGGAAGAATGTCATAGTAGACATATTTAGTAGAAAGCCAGAAGAAAGAATTAATCAAGTTATTTTTACTGGTGGTATTGGTATTGGTAAATCAACTGCAGCGGTTTTAATCATATTACGTGTGATCTATGAACTATCATGTTATGAAAACATATCATCACTATTTAGCTTATTTGGGGTATCACGTATTGCTTTTGCTTATCTTTCTGTTACTAGGGAGCAGGCACAGAATACAGGGTTCTCATTACTAGTAGAATGGATTGATTCAATTCCATACTTTAGAGAAAAGTTTAAAAGAAAAGATAGATTAGATTCTATCATTATATGGCCACAAGAACGATTGATCATTACATATGGATCAGTTGCTAACCATTTCATTGGGATGAACTTAATTGGTTCAATTCTTGATGAGGCCAACTTCTTCTCAGGAAGATCTAGAGAAGAGGCAGACTATAGAATGAACACAAAAGTATCAGAATTATATACACAAATTATAACACGTTCTGAATCTAGGTTTATTGTTAATGGCGTAAACCATTCTATGTCTATTTTAGTATCATCATCTACAGTAGCATCTTCATTTACTGAAGAAAGAATTATGAAAGCTAAGGATGATATTCATACTTACGTTGTAGCCCCACCTATTTGGGAAGTTAAACCTTGGAATTATAAAGGTAAGAAATTTCCAGTATATGTTGGTGGTGATGGTATTGATCCATTTGTTATAGAAGATTTAGATGGCATTAACATGTTATTAGAAAGTAAACATCTTGAGCCTATCTATGGTTTAAAGTTTGAAGAGGCTATTAAGCTCTTACCACCTAATATACAAAGCCAGATACTTATGGTACCTGTAGAACACAAACAAGCCTTCCAAGGCGATATATTAATCTCTCTACAAGACTTAGCAGGTTACTCTATATCAGCAGCAAATAGATTATTCAGCTCTAATACTGCATATAATAGATGTATAAAAGATAACATAAGTCATCCATTTAGTAGACAAAAGATTATTCTATCTACAACAAGTAATTCTACACAAGATGGCTTCTTACCAATTAAAGCTTATCTATTAAATGGTATTAAGTTTAACCATCCTGGTATGAAACGCTTTATGCATCTTGACTTAGCTTTATCAGGTGACAGTGTCGGTATATCTATGTGTCATATTGCAGGTTGGAAATCAATTTATAAACAAAAGTCTAACTTTGAAGATCTAAGTAAAAAGACTTCTGGGCTTTTAGATGGCATATATCAACAGAAAGAAATTGATCATGGCTTAGTGGAAGATGAAATAAGAATCCCCATCATTGAATATGACTTTATGCTAAAGATAGAACCACCTAAGAAACCCAATAAGATTGCATTAAGCAAGATCAGAGACTTTATTGTTTATTTAAGAAATGAGCATAAGATTCAGTTTGGTAAGATTACAGCTGACCAATTTCAGTCAGCGCAGTTATTACAAGAGTTAGATGAATTAGGCTTTCCTACAGGATATCTTTCTGTAGATAGAACAGCTGATGCATACTTATCATTTACAAATCTTGTTTATGAAGAACGTATACATATGTATGAGTATAAACCATTTAAAGATGAATTGTTTTCTGTAATATATTATCCAGCTAAAAAGAAAGTAGATCACCCCGCAAAGGGATCTAAAGACATTGCCGACTCAGTAGTTGGTTCAGCTTGGAATGCAATTAAAGCAGAAGATAAATCAGATGTAAATGATAATTCTTTAGTTAATATTTTTGTTAAATCAAATGTGTCATCTGATGACCAGCTAAAGGATGCAGTAAAAAATACTTTAAATAATCTTATGGATATGTTAAAGAATAGTTAGTCATAAGATATAAAAAATATTACTATATAATGTAGAAGGGCTTAAATTCCCTTTTATTATTTGCAGACAAACGGAGGTTATTGATGAGAACACAGAAGCAAATTTTAAGAAAGATAGACGCATGGAAGAATGATCCAATGATGGTTTCAGGAGTATATAGATTATTTACATACATTCCTTTTGAATCTATACCAGAAGAATACCATAGTCATTTTCCAGAAGAAGCAAGAGAAAAATGGAATGATGATTTAAACCAATATACTAGAGCACATCTTTATTTAGATGTAGAAGCTCAAATGAATGCCTTCTTAAAGATTATATCTAAGAAGAACATTGTACATTGCATAGGTTTAATCCCTATGATGCTAGCAGATCTTTACATGGCAGATATATCAGCTAATAAGTTACAAGCTAGATTATCTAAACTAAAAAGAGAATATCAAGAAGAAGTAGCAATTAATAGAGTAACAGCTGAACAAGTTGCAATCTATGAAATGCTAGACATTTTATTAGAAATTAAAAGACTATTAAAATTAGAGCTTTCTTTTGATATAGAAGGTGCTATGGAAAGAATCATCAAGTTAACAGATACTAAAGATCAAACAATGATTACACCCTCAATTAATAAAGCAGTAGACAAAGCCCTTGAAGAATATAAGGAAAAAGAGAAAGAAGTTGATCAGCAAGATGGATAAACCAGCTTATAAAATATCAGCATCACTTTTAAATAATTTTGCATTTTATCAAAAGTTCCCTTCTGCAGAAACATTTAAGAGCGTTAAGGAAAATCTAGTAAGTGTATATAGAGATACGCCAGCAACATTAGAGGGTAAACGTTTTGAGCAAGAAGTATTTGAAGGTAAAAAAGGTAGGCTATCAGATCTATTCACTGGGCTAGAACTTCAGAAATGGTATAATACAACAATAGACTTTGGTGACTTTAACGTTAGAATCTCTGGGAAGATGGATGGTGTTAGAAAAGATGAATCATCAATCTTTGATTTAAAGAGAGTTAAGAAGTATTATAAAGGTAAGTACAAAACATCAGTACAACATTTGCTATACTTTTATATTAATCCTAAAGCAGAAACATTTTACTATATTGCAGTAACACCAGATGAAGAAGTTCATATTGAACATTATAAAAGACCAGATAATGAAAAGTTAAATAAGCAAGTATTAGATATAATCAATGATTATTTTAGATTCTTGAAAGAAAATGGTTTGTGGGAAACGTATACAGAGAACCAAAAATCAAAAGCAAATTTTTAGCTTAAAAGAAAGAGAGATAATAAATGAATAATAAAAGATATGCAGAACTAGAAAGATTTATTTTGGATAATGCTGAGAACTATAAAAATAAAAGAGGTAATATATCATGGCATAAATTATCTGAAGCATTCTCAGAAGCATTCCCCGGAGAGAGTGCTCATCCAGAAAGATTAAGAAGTATGTATAGAAAACATCATGACAGTAACTATAAGGTTCACCAAGACCTTCACAATGATGTAGAAGCATTAAAAAGAGAAAACCTCGAATTAGAAAAAGTAATCTTAAAAAAGATTAAAAAGAAATGGTCAGTTAGCTACTTAGCTAAACAACTAGACACCAGTGAAGAAAATATATTAAACACTATTATGAGACTTCAGTTTGAGGGCTATGGTATTAGCACATGGCAAGAAGGCGGAAATAAGTTTGTTCAATTAGAACTGATTAATAGAAAGAAGTCTGAGCCAAAATCATTTAATTTAGACATAGTAGATAATACATTTAAGTTTGCAGTGTTTAGTGATACACATATTGGTCATAAACAAAGCAGAAGAGAAGAAGTTCAAAGATTTATTATAAGTGCTTATAGCAGAGGTGTAAGAGATATATTCTTTGCAGGTGATTTACTTGAAGGACACTACATGTCAATTAGACCAACAAGTATTAAAGAACTAGAAGCTATTGGCTTTGATGATCAACTAGATCTAGCAGATGAAACATTACCAACTTTAAAAGGTTTGACATATCATATGATTAGTGGTAATCATGATGGTACATTTGGTAGACATGCATTTGCAAATCCAATTAAGCAGCTAGCTAAACGTAGAAAAGATATTGTTTTCCATGGACACAACTTTGCTAAGTTAGATCTAACACCAACAGTAGATATATCACTCGTACATCCAACTGATGGTATTGGTCAAAACTATAGTTTAAAAATGAGACAACATATTGATAGAGCTCATTATTCAAAATTAACAAGATTTATTTTTATGGGACATTACCATAAATTCGATCATACACATTATAAAGGTATAGATGGTTTCATTATGCCTGCATTTGTTGGTCGATCACATTTCATGGATGACAAGAACTTAGAATCTGTTATTGGTGGTATTGTATTAACTCTAAATTTCAATGATCAATTAGACTTAGTATCATTTGTACCAGAATACTTTTTCTATGATGAATAAAACGATAAAAAAGCATATTATTATATGTAGTATAAACTAATTAAGGAGGGCATAACATGTCATTAATGACTGAAGCACAATTGCTCCAATATGTTAAAGATGAACTTTCAGCAGGTATTGTAAACTTAGAGTTATCTGATGAAATCATTTTAAGAAATATTAATAAAGCACTTTGGATTAGTAGTGATTATTTTAACTACTCTTCATATAAAACAGTAGATGTAACAAAAACTACAGGATCTAGTGGTTATGTAGACCTTACAGATATTGATCCAGATGGTATTCCTGTAATTTTAAAAGTATTTCCTACAGTAAATGTAATGAATATTGATGCTGCACTTTTAGGACTCGGTTCTATCTATATTAATATGGGTATGAGTCTTAATCCACAGTTAACTAGATATTCAAATATGTTACATAAGTTATCACAGATGGAAAGTATCTTAGGTAGAAACGCTAGAGTAGTTGGAGACAAACTCTACGTTGATCACTATTGGACTTCTATTACAGTTGAATACATTCCAAATACAGTTAAGATTGAAAATATAAATGAAGGATCTTGGATTAGATTTCTAGTAGATTACAGCTCAGCACTATGTAAAAGACAGATTGCACAGGCAAGAGGTAAGTATGTAGTTTCTTCAAACCCTGCAACAACAAATGCTGCAGAGTTAATTGCACAAGCAGATGAAACAATACAAAGACTAGAAGAAGAATTAAAACAAAAAGGTGTTTTATTAGTAAGTAGATAAATAAGTTAGGAAGGTAAGTATGACAAAAGAACAAATTAGAGAATATTTAAATCAACCGAATCAGTTTTTATATTCTGCTGTGACTAAGGTTACAGAAGTATTAGCTAAGGATGAAAATATTAGAGCTGAAATTATTAATAGTATTATTAGTTCTATTAAAGTTAAGAAAGGTGCAATCAATGCAACAGCACTTTACAGACTATTTTATGAGCAAATGAAACCTTATGTTAGAGGTACTAGATTTGGTGTTAGTGAATATGCTACTCAAATGTTTATTAAGAATGTTTGGGAAAATAGTAGAGTACAAGTAGAAGTTGCTAAGCGTGTAAGAGATGGTTATAAACTCATTGAAGTTAAAGCACCAGTAGAACTCACTAAAAAAGAAAAGCAGCAATTACAAGCAAAGAAAATGCGTGAAGCTAAGGCTAGAAAAGCTAGAGAGCGTAAAGCATTAGAAGCAGCTAAGAAAGCTAGAGAGCAACAAGGTATAAAAGAACAACCAAAACAAAAAGCAAAAAAACTAGAAAGCATGCCTAAGCCAGAAGTGAAACAAGTTGAACAGAAAAAAGAAGATAAAAAAATCGATGAGGAACAACTTGCACTTTTGAGAAGTATGCATGTATAAAATTAAATAAAGGGGTAGTAAACAACATGCCAAAAAATAAAAAAGAATTATTTAAATTTTATCTATTAAGCTTTACTTGGGGTATCCTGCATACACTAGTAGGGCTTTTTGTTCTCTTATTTGTAGTGTTATTTTTAAGAAAACAAGTAGATATATTTATGATTAAAGGCAGAATTGCAGTAAATTTTAAAGATAAAATATTTGGTGGTGTAAGCCTAGGTATAGTATATCTAGCAGGTACTAGATTTAGAAAGACACATATGCATGAATTAGGGCATACTATACAAAACATTTGGTGGGGACCATTGTTCTTACCAGTAATTGGAATCCCTTCTATTATTCGTGCAGCCTTCTGGCCACTTATAAGAAAAAGATACTATAATAAATATGGGACATATCCAAGTTATGACCGTATATGGTTTGAAGGACAAGCAACAAGACTTGGTATAAAGCACTTTGAAAAAGAAGTAAATGAAGCATTAGAAAGACGAGGTTTATAGATTATGGGTTTTGATGTACAACAATTAGTTAGACAACATTTAAGTTCAGCTGCTGGTTATAATACAATGCATGAATTAAATGGTATTATAGAAGGTCAAAATATAACTAACCTTGCAAATATATTAGATGCAGCAGAAAGACAAATTAATTTAGCAGAGCATGTATTAGAAACAGGATTATCTGAGATTGTAAGAGATAATCAAAATAATGTGGTAGAGATACTTCCAGAAGATGCAGATAACTATATTAATGAAGCAGCAAGACTATTTGCAGCAACACTATTATTATATCAATATAGGGACGGTATAGATGAATTATCACATGAGCTACAGTCATTATTACGTGCTGTTTCAGCAAGAGCACCGCAGTTTAGTGAAGGTGTATTAAGTTACTTAGAAGAACAGACAGCAAATATACAAGCACAAAGAGCACAGGTTATTGATGATGTATTAGCTGATAATGAACCTGAAGAAGGCTTGATTGATCCAGATGAAGTAAATGCTGATCTAGAACCTGAGGATGATGACTTAGACTTAGCAGAGTTTATATTAGATGAAGATGATATTGACGAAGATGATATGTATGATATAGATGAGCTTGACTCATTTGATGATTCATACAGACTTCTTTTAAGAGATCCGAGATCATTTAATTTAGATAGTGACAAATTTTTCTTTTTAGATTCATCAGTAGATGAAGATGAAGTTGGAGAAGCAGAAGAGCTTGACTTAAAAGAAAGATTATTTATTGGTTATACAGACCAAGAAATAGCAGACTATATAACTAATACTAGACAAGCTAATATTAGCTTAAGTCCAGCTGCAGCAATTATTACATTATCAGCTAATAGTGAAGATATTCCGCTAGATGTTATAAATTATGAACATGTTAAACTAAAACCAATTATAGGCACAGGTAAGTCTGATATAGAAAAAGGTATGGGCTATTTAGATGGACTTATCTCAAGAGAAGAAAATCTATTAAATGATGATCTAGAAACCATAACTAAAAAAGTATTATTCTTACAGACATTAAGAGATGATATAAATTTCTTTGCCTCAGATACAATCATTAAAGTAGGTGATCACAATATTGTAATCACTGATGAGGCAGCTGATGGATTACAACATCTAATGGGTATGTTAAATACAATAACAATTATATTACATATTATTGCTTCATATTCTAATAAATATAAATTCTTACTAAAATATTTTGACAAAAGTTTTGAAAGACAAGAATTCATTGATAACATTATGTATGATATCATTATGGTTAATCTACTAACTAATAGTGAGGTTAACAAGTTTTTAAATAAACATTTAGATGGTGATAGTAAGACATATGATAAAATAAAAGAAGAAGCAGTTAAGTATCAATCAATAAGAGAGTACAACAGTAGAAATAAGATAGATAATACAGGTGATTTCAGAAATAAATATTATTATAGAAAATGGTAAAGAGGTGTAAACAATGTTAGTAGAAAAGAAAAATGTTAAAAAAGCAGTTAAATTACTAGAATCATTTAGTAATAATAAACATATAAAAAGAATAGGTAATAGAACAGTTGCTCCAAGATATGTTGTCAAATATATTAAAGAGCAATTAGAAAAAGAGATTCCTAAAAAAGTATATAAAACTGATTATGCTACTTATTATCTTGAACAAATAGATAACTATATTTATATTTCAAGAATAGTAGATGATGTTAAAAGAACAGTTTTATTAAATAAAGAAGATCTAAGATTGATTAAAGATATTAATAATATTAGCAAAAATGATATTAAAAAATTAGCAGATAAAATAGATAATGTAGAAAAGAGATTTGGTTTATAATGAAAAACGAGATAATTAATGAAGCCCTTTCAAAAGCATATAGGCTATCAATAAGTAAAATTGAAAAAACATTAGTTAATAAGTTTAACCTACTTTTATCAGAAGCAAGATATTTAACAAGCTTTTATACAGCGGTTAAAGAAGCAAACCTCTTTAAATCAAATTACTTTAAGAACTTTGAATATGAGGGAGATATGATTGACTTCAATAATATTCAAAAATTTGCAAAAGAAGTAGATACCTTCTATGATGTTGTATCATATGTTTTACATTCAAAAGAATTTTTAGCTGTATATGACATATTTTATAATGGTAATGAAGTTACTATAGAAAAGAAAAAGATTGAAGATGAAGAGGAAGAGAAAACATCGACGTTTACAACACCTTTTGATGAATATAAGGTAGCAGAAGATGATAACTATATTACATTCCACTTACCAACATATCCAGTAGCACAAAAACTTAGAGAATACTACTTTAAGGTATTTCCAGATGATCCACTTGTAAGTAGTGAAAGAAACTTCTTTGTTCCAACTTATTGTATTATGGGTAGTAGCGCTAGTACTTACTTCAGAAGTCAAAAGCATAGTACAGAAGAAGATTGGTATTTTACTTTATTAAAAGTAGCACCAACATATTTTATTAATAAGGTAGTTATGCCTAAACTGTTAGGTAAAGAAACTAATTTTAAAACAATTAATGAGTTAAGAAATAGTGTGTCTACACTAATATATAATCAAGCTAAAATGAGCTTAGGTGAAGTATATCTCACTAAAAAACATGATTCGCCAGAAAAGAATAATCATGGGCACCATAACTTTACAAACCCTGGTCATGGTACTTTTACGTCAAAACTAGCTATAGAAAAACAATATGATTATGCCACTTTGTCAAAAGGTAATGCTAATCCATTTACTATAGAAGGTAATGCACTACTTAGTTATAATGCATCTGACTTAATTGTAACTATCCCAAATGGTGTTACAACAATAGAATCAGAGGCTTTTAAAGGTAAACGCATAAATATTTTAATACTTCCTTATTCATTAGTAGAAATAAAACAAAATGCCTTTAAGGACAGTAGAGTAGAAATTATAGTTGCATCTAATAATCTAGAATATATTAGTAAAAGAGCTTTTGATAGTAGTAGTAAGATAGATCAACTTGGTACTGTTACACCTACAGGGGATAAATATATTGTTTCAAAACCCGCTAGACTCTCTTATTATCCTAGAGATATAGAAGAAAAGATGAATAAGCTTGCTGATCTATACCCAGTTCCAGAAGATATAGAAGAATATAGAAGCAAATTTAAAAATTTAGCAGAAAGTTTAAAATTAAGGTTTACAAAACGAATAAAAAATGATATAATAATAAGTGAGGCGTTTAAAGTTAAGAAACCTACTTATTATGAAGACGAGTCAGGTGAGGTTTTTATTGAGGGTGGATTAGTCTTCTTTACAGATTATGCTATTGAAAATACTAGGGAACTCATTGTACCAGAAGGTGCTTATAAGTTTGGTGAGAGCTTAGGTAAACTACAAAAATTAGTTAAGGTAGTTCTACCTTCAACATTTAAAGATATAAGTAATAGTCCATTTAGTAATTCAAGATGTCAGCTGCATGTAAAATACATTGATATGTATAACACACAAATTAAAGAAATTCCTGAAGGAACATTCAGAGACTTTCAATATTTAAGAACATTAATATTACCAAAAGATTTAGAAGTTATTGGTACCCATGCACTTAGAGGCATAGGTGTGGACACAATTAATATTAATAGCCAAATTAAATCATTACCTTCTGATCTTATCACAGCAATTCCATTCCTAACAACAATTGAAACAGATAATAAAGAAGCATTAATGAATAACCCAGAACTTCAAAAACATATAAGACATATTAAAAATTATAAAATAAATATAATAGAAAAGGAGCATTAAACAATATGCCAAAGAATAAAGTAATAAAAGAAGACTTAGAAGTAAATCAAGAGGATAATGGTATCCAATCATTTGCACAGCTTATTAAATTAATTGCTAGCTTTGAAGTAGAGAACTTTGATACATTAACACAAAAATTATCAGATGTTAACTTTGTAGAGGATGATGATATTCTTTATAATAGCTTACCTATGGCAGTTAGTTACGTGCAACTTCCTGCTGTAGTGGAAGCTGATGTCCTTGTAAAGGTTGTTAAGCTTGTACAAGGTGAAGGTATCATAATAACACTCCCTGATAAAGTAGCAGATGTATATAAAGATCTTATTGAGGATCCTACACTAATCAAAGATAAGAATATTAACTTAGCTTTATATGCTGAGATATATAACTTTAACTCCGAAGACGAAAAGCTACAAGATATTATTAAGTCATCATATCTATCAGCAGGTAATTCTGCACCAGCATTTGAGCTTAAAGATGATTTAGCTAAGGAAGAAGAGGAACAGCATAAAGAACCAAAAGGTGGCGGAAGAGCAGGTACTAAACCAACACCAGGTGGTTCTGATGATGACTTGGGAGACTTTGGTCCGATAGCTGAACCTGTAGATGACATGCCAGATATAACTGCTAATGAGGAAGCATATAAGAAGTTTAAAAAACAAGGTACCGTTTTAGAATCCTTATCAAAAGATTTATATAAGCAGGCACATGAAGACCTAAGGGAAAATGTTAAAGTTAGATACTTAAATGAAAATAAAAACATATTAGTCATTGAAGTTGATAATAAAAGTGTCTATAATAAATTTGAGCATGTACCAATTGCAGCTAAGAATTTATTAAGTAAGTTTGGTGAGTCTATTAGAAAGAATAAGGACACACAGTTAGTTGACAGTTTTACTGAGAATGGTAAAAGATATTTTGTAGTTGCTGAAAATTTATCAAACAATTATTGGGTAGTTTCAAATGAAAGACTTTCTACATTAAAAGAAAGTAAAACATATATTGAACCTATTCAAGATGATATTATCAGGTTAACTAAATCTTCTATAAGAAAGGAGTCAAGAATCAACTATCCTTATAGAAGAAATAAGAGAGTTATATACGTAGGAGGAAACGTTTAATGGAAGATAACAAAATTGCTTATAATGGATATGTGATGAATAAGAAGGGCGCATCAACCATAGATTATGGAACACCTGAACACTTATCACTTTGGAATGAAGATGGCATCGCAGAAGAAACATATAAGGTAGCATCAAAAGTATATAGGAATTATAACTGGTGGAAGAATACAAACTATCATGAAGAAGACTTTGTACAGGACGCAGTAATGTATATGGTAAATCTGTATAGAAAGAATTACTTTCCAACAGACCAAGACAATGTCAAAGGTATCATATATCGATTATTAAATGGCTTTTTTGTTAGAAACATGTATAAGAAAGTTGCTAGAGAAAAAAGAAATATGTCTTTAGATAATACTATTGGTGATACAGAGCAAAGCTATATTGAAAATGTAGAATCTACAGAGTTAACACCAGAAGAAGAAGTAGCTTTAGCTTACGCAATAGAAGAAGGTCAACAGATATTAGCTGAAGTTGCAGATGACTTATCACCTATAGAATACAAAACTAGAAAGCATAAATATATTGGTGAGGAAAAATCATTAGGTAAGTTAAAGCTATCTGATACTTCAATTGCTAAGTTATTAACTTTAGGCTATAAGTATCATGACATTCTAGAAATCTATAATGTTAACCACAGCAACATAGGTGCCTCTTCAGAAGCTACTTATGTTTATAGAAAGACAAAAGAAGTTATAGATAAAATAGCAGCTAAATTAAATACATCATATACTGAATCTCAAATGAATTCTGTAAAGGTTTATTTAGAGTATTTAGAAGATTAATTATAAAAAACTTAAAGTCGGTCATAAGCCGACTTTTTTTATACTTATAGATATGTAGGAACTTTTTTCATTTTAGGGGTTTACAAATTGAAATAAAAATGATATAATAAGAATAGATTAAAAAATATTAGGAGGCTTACTATGAGAATTATTATTAATGAAACATACGATTTAGTGTTAGACAATCTTCGTAATCACATCCCAGTAAGAAAAAGATTAATTGAAAATGGTAAAGACGCTGGTAACTATTACGACGTGGTATTAGGCTATCATACTAACTTTGAATCTGCTTTTAAAGCAATTTTAAATGATATGCAAGTACAAGAAGCAGAAAATGTAAAAGGTACTTTATCGGACTTCTTAGACCTTTTTAATAAAACTAATGCTAAATTATTAGCTGATCTTCAAAAAGTTGCTACAGACTTTAAAAAGCATGTTAAAAAAGAAAAGAGTAAGTAATCATGAAAAGAAAAGATGCAATCAAAGTATTACATTCATTTAAAGAAGACTATGACTTTGCTTATAAAAGAGTTGGTGAACTGGATCAGTACACAAATGACTTATTACATAAGCTAGAGTTAGATCAGTTATCACAAAGTGAAAAGAATAAAATTGCTACAGAGCTTAGACATGTTAGACAAGATCGTCGTTACTATAAAAACTTAGTAGATGTTTACAAGCCATTAGTAGATGTTAACAATGAGAATAAAAATGCTGTATTCAAAGTTGCTAATGCAATTAGTACAACTATGAATAAATATGAAGCATTGCATAAAAGATCATATACACCTAGAATTAAAGAAGTTATTAAAAATTAGTAAAGGGTGATTTTATTGAATATATTTTATCTACATCATAATCCTAAAGTTGCTGTTAAGTATATGACAAATAAACATATTGTAAAGATGGTTTTAGAGACAGCACAGATTCTTTCAACTAACTTTCAGTATAACTGGAAAAAGTATAGAGATCCACTACTATATAAATCAACACACCCTAATCATCCATCAGTAGTTTGGGCTAGACAATCAAAAGCTAATTATAAATGGACCTATGACTTATTTGAAGCATTAGCAAATGAGTATACTGAGCGGTACAAAAGAATTCATAAATCGTGGTTTCAACTATCTGATAAGCTAAAGAAAGTACCACACTATATTCCTGAAGGACCATTTACAGAGCCACCAGCAGTTATGCCTGAAGAATATATTTGTGAGTCATCTATAGAATCATATAAAAAATATTATATTAATGAAAAGTTAAAAACGAAAGATGATATTGAAAGATTTAATGAGTGGGATAAACTCGTTGAAAAATATTGGAGGTAAGTTATGTTAGGTACATATTATGTTGTAAGAGTAAATGCTAAAGAAGATAAAAACTTTAGACATGAAGTAAAAGGTTTTTTTAAAGCTAGAAGAGTTGCAAAAACTAAGACAAGGATCTATGGCACTAAATATGTTGTAGTAAGAAAGAGAGGATAATATGATCAGTAAATATAAAAATATAAAGTATAATGTAGTGTTTAGCTATAACGACATAGATGGTAATCTTCAAATATCTGAGGTTATCCTTAATGATGCAGATGGTACCCTGAATGAAGATGTAGATAAGATGAAAAAAGAAGTAGAAAAATATTTAAAGTCTACTCAGTTTCTAGGCACGCCATTTTCACGTAGATATGGACATAATTTAGTTATCATAAGTTACAGAATTAGATCAAAAGAGCTAAAGAGCATTTATGAATTACATAAGCAATATGAAGCAGAAAAAAGTAGAATTGAAGAAGACGCAGAGTCATCATATGTAAAAACACTACATGAAATAAAATATAAACTTAAAGCACACGAAGGTGAAATAAGAAAGTGCCAGAGTGAACTTGATGAGCTGGATAAAGCTGCAAATAGAAAAGGTAGTAGGAAATTACCTGTCTTAAAGGTTAGTTTTGATGAAGATAAGCGTAAGAAAAAAAAGTCTAATAGAATAAACACTTATAAAGCAATTGAAATAGCATTCTGGATTGTATTAGCAGGATTTGTTGTTGCATTAGCTTTATACTAAGTAAAGGAGGAAATATGGGTAAACTTCCGCATATAATAGAATTTAAGACATCAATAGGTATTATAATAAAACAAATTGTTACAGAAGAAACTGTTATTAAGCTTAAAGAATTAAAACAAGTGAGTTTGTGTAATTGTCAGGAATTTGAGATAGGGGTTATTAAACTTCTAATGCTAGATACTTACCGAGAATAAAAAAAAAGAAGGAGAAGTTATATAATGAGTAGAATGCAAGCACATGTAGAATTAATTAGAGATATCAAACCAATTGAAGGATATGACAGAGTAGAATATGCCCAAGTCCTAGGCTGGTGGGTGATCATTAAAAAAGATGAGTTTAAGGTAGGCGACAAAGTTGTCTACATTGAAATTGACAGTAGAGTACCACAAGACAATCCATACTTTGACTTCCTTGAAAAAAGAAAGTATAAAGTTAAAACATTAAAAATGTGTGGTGTGGTATCACAAGGCTTGGTTGTTCCAATGGAATTACTAAATAAAGATTATTCAGTAGGTACAGATGTATCTAAAGAATTAAAGATTACAAAAATTGAAGATGAAACTAGAGAAGTTATTGTAAAAGACTGGTCAGCTAGATTTTATAATAAACATAAGTGGTTCTTCAAAACTAAGCTAGGTAAGTATTTACGTTCAAAAGAATGGTTTACTAAGTTAGTTAAAAGATTTACAAAAAGAAAGACTAAGTCTAAAAAGTTTCCTAACTATATCGTTAAGACAGATGAAACTAGAATCCAAGCTATTCCTCAAGTACTAGAAAAATATAGAGGAACTAGAATGCAAGTCACTGAAAAAGTTGATGGCACTTCATCTACTTATGGACTCAGAAAAATCAATAAGAAAAAGTTTGACTTTGCTGTATGCTCTAGAAATGTGAGACAATTAACTTATAAGCAAAAGACTTGGTACTTAGATGCTGATACTAATTACTATTGGGAAATGGCATTTAAGTATAACATTGAAGAAGTCCTTAAAGATTTATTTAAAGTATTAGAAGCAAAAGATTATGTATATCTTCAAGGTGAAACATTTGGACCATCAATTCAAAGTAATAAATATAAAAAGACTGAAAGGGACATTATGTTCTTTAACTTAGTTGTAGATGGTAAAAAGATGAATTCACTTGAAGCACAAAGATATCTATTTAAGTATGGTATGAAATGGGTACCTATCCTAGACACTAACTTTTTATTAGATCATACTGTAGATGAACTTCTAGAATATGCTAAGTCTAGAAAATCTACACTCCATGATACACTTAGAGAAGGTGTTGTTATTAGAGATGCTGAAAACACAGTATCATTTAAAGCTATTAATAATGACTTCCTAATTAAATGGAATATGTAAATTAAATAATTTCATG